AATTATTAAAGGTTTAGAAGAGGCACCAGCTAGGTCACAATTTGCGGATATGGACCCAGAAAGAGCAGCTGATGTAATGGGACAAACTGATGTTTTATCAAATGAACCAATGCAATTAAGACTAGGACCAGCTGTAGTTGAATTAATTAAATATGCTTTACCTGATGAAATGTTTGAACCTGAAAATTCTGGTTTAAATCCTTGGTTTAAGAGAGAACTTTATAAAATTCCGGCAAAAGAATTTTTGGATTTGATTGGTGATGCAATTTCTGAAAACAAATCAGAAAAAGACAGAGCAAGAAAAAGATTTACTGAGGTCATGAGAGCGGCTCAAGCAGCAAAGAAAGAATATGATGATTATAATACTGGAAAAGACCAAGAAGATATGGATGATTTTCTAGCGAGTTTATAATGTAAATAGTTTTAAAATTTAAACCCCCTTCGACAAAAGGGGGTTTTTTCATATTTATTAAAAAAAGTAAAATGTCTTTAACTAAAGAACAAGTTATATTGGAGTATGGTAAGTGTATGAAAAGTACTCCTTATGCGTTAAAAACCTACTTACAAACCTACGATAATACCGTTTCAAAATACGTTCCATTAGAGCTATTTCCCGACCAACAAACTTTGATTGAGGATTACGAAAACTTTAATGAAAATATTGCATTAAAATACCGTCAAGCTGGCGTATCAACCGTAACCGCCGCTTGGGCCTCAAAAAAACTTGCATTTGCAAAGAAGACAAAACCTGAGAAGATTTTGATTATTGCAAACAAACTTGATACCGCTGTTGAAATGGCCAACAAGGTAAGAGGATTTACCGAACAATGGCCCTCTTGGACAGGTATTGGGTTTTCCGCAGAAAAGAACTCACAAAGACACTTTAAATTAAATAATGGATGTGAAGTTAAAGCCGTTGCAACATCTAAAGATGCATTAAGAGGTTACACTCCAACAATATTAATATTTGACGAGGCCGCATATATCGAAGCCGACTCTGACTTTTGGGCGGCTTGTATGGCATCCCTTTCAACAGGGGGTAAAGTAATTGTAATTTCAACTCCAAACGGATTTGACCCAATTTATTATGAAATTTATGACCAAGCTCTTCGTAATATGAATGAGTTTAAGGTTTCAGAGATGGTGTGGTTTAAAGACCCAAGATATGCTAAAGATTTATCTCTTATTAAAGTTAATGATGTAATACATTTTTATTTAAATAGAGATGAATATCCTGAAGTGGAATCTGTCGACTATTCAATGATTCCATTTAAAGAAAGAAATTTTGAAGATGTTAAAGATTTAATTTCTAAAGGATATAAACCTACCTCTTCTTGGTATGAGTCGATGGTTAAAAAACTCAAGTACGACAGAAGAAAAGTTAACCAAGAATTAGAGTGTAAATTCCTTGGGTCTGGTGACAACGTATTTGATGCTGAAATGCTCCAAAACTATAGAGAGAATATGATTAAGGAACCATCAAACAAAATGATGGGAGGTTCAATATGGATATGGAAAGAACCTGTAATAGGACACAAATATATAATGGGGGTCGATGTTAGTCGTGGGGATTCTGAGGACTTTTCATCAATTCAGATTATTGACTTTGATGAAAGGGAACAAGTATTTGAATATGTTGGAAAAATGCCACCAGATACTTTAGCTGAAATTTGTTACAAATGGGGAAATATGTACTCAGCGTTTATAGTTATTGATATAACAGGAGGAATGGGTGTAACAACCGCAAGGAAACTACAAGAACTTGGATATAAAGATTTATATGTTGATGGTGTAGACCATTTTAATAAGTGGAAATATGACCCAAAAACTCAAGATAAAATACCTGGAATTAACTTCAATAATAAAAGAGTTCAGATTATTGCCTCTTTTGAGGAGCATTTAAGGCACGGATTTAAAATTTATTCATCAAGATTATTAAATGAAATGGGAACCTTTATATATATTAATGGAAGACCCGACCACCAAAAAGGACATCACGATGACTTAATTATGTCAGTATCAATGTGTACTTATGTTTCAGAATCTTCATTTACATCAATATCAAAAGTAACACAACATACAAAAGCAATGTTAGAATCTTGGCAAGTTAACACAAATACAAGAAGTCATTCAGATTATTTTAATCCGACAATATCTGATGTAAAACAAGTTAATAATCAGCCTACAAAAAATGATTATATGAACTATAATTGGTTATTCGGAGGAAATAGATAATGGGTTTACAAAACAGACCACAAAGAGCGGGCAGATTATTCGACGGTTCGAAAATCAATGTAATTAATAACGGTATAAAAACCTTCTTAAAGGCTATTGTCACGATTTTTAAAATTGCCCCTGCACCTGGTGTTGCGTCCATCCCACCACCCACTCCAACTAACACTCCTACCCCTTTTACAACACCCACTAACACTCCGACAATTGCTGAGACGCCCACTAATACTCCTACTAATACTAATACGCCTACAAATACCAAAACACCAACTCCAACTCCTACTAATACTAGAACTCAAACTAAAACTCCTACTAATACTAGAACTCAAACTAAAACTCCTACTAATACTAGAACTCAAACTAAAACTCCAACTCCTACTAGAACTCAAACTAAAACTCCAACTCCTACTAAAACTCCAACTCGAACAAGTACGTCAACCCCAACACAAACTCCTACTAACACTACAACTCCAACACAAACTCCTACTAACACTGTCACTAGAACTCAAACCCCCACTAATACAAGAACATCAACACAAACAAGAACTCAAACTAAAACTCCAACCCCTACAAGAACAAATACCCCAACTAATACTCAGACCCCCACAACTACTAAAACATCAACTAGAACCCAAACTCCTACAAGAACAAATACTCCAACAAGAACTCAAACTCAAACTAATACCAGAACTCAAACTCAAACTCCGACCACTACAAGAACACCAACTCAAACTCCGACAAATACAAAAACTCCTACTCAAACTCCGACAAATACTGTAACTCCTACAAATACTACAACAAATACTCAGACTAATACAGGAACACCTGGTCCTTGCTATTGTTGGGAATTAAATAATACATCTGGTGGAAATGTCCCTTATGTAAAAAGGGATTGTAATGCGATTTTTTATCCTTTTGAATTAGCACCGCCTGGATTTACTTACCTTTGTGCCCAATCGGTCTCATCTACTGATGCAAATATATTAATTGCATCCCCTTTGGGATTCTGTGCTGATTTACCAGGATGTCCCCCATTTACTCAAACACCAACTCAAACAAATACTTCTACACCTACAAATACACCATCTAACACGGCAACAAAGACACAAACCCCAACAAATACGGCAACAAATACTTCTACTCCGACACAAAGTCCAACTATAACTCCTACCCCTTCAATAAGTCCAACAAATACTGCAACCCCTTCTGCGACCATAACTGAAACACCAACAAATACTGTAACTCCTTCTGCGACCATAACTGAAACACCAACAAATACTGTAACTCCTACAAATACCGCGACTCCTACAAATACCGCGACTCCTACAAATACCACAACTCAAACGCCAACAAAGACTTGTGCTAAACCAGGCGGTCTAATACAAATTGCTGTCGTAGAAAGATATTGGACAGGCCCCAGCGTTGGACAAGGTATCCTGTGGATTATTACTGGACTCGATAATAATGAAGGATGCGCTAATTATACCGAGGAATACGTTAATAATATTTCACCAGCAAACGTTGGATTAGCAATTCAAGTTACCGCTTTTAGTATTGGTGCAAAAGTATATAATACCGCAAACACTTCTTGTCTTTGTAATTTAGAAAATGGTAGATATTGGGTTAACGCTATTGACTATAACAATGATGTCAATAAAACAGAAGGTATTAATATAATTACAGTATTAAACTGTGAAATAGTTGATATATACTTCTGTGCCGCCCCACCTCCACCACCAACACAAACACAAACTCCAACCCTTACACCAACACCAACAAATACACCAACAAATACTAATACTAATACACCAACTATAGATGGTGTTACACCAACTCAAACTCAAACAAACACTCAAACTCCTTCAAATACCCAATCTCAAACTCCAACACAAACTAACACACCTTCATGTGCCGCTCCTAGTGGGTTGGTGTCAATCAATGGGGTATCCGCTTACACTTATAATAGTGGAGCGGGATGTGGTTCACCTGCAACAGTGAATTTTACAACCGCAACGGCCTGTTCTGAATTAGAAACTTATTTCTTGTCAAGGTATGATACTAGTTTAGTATGTGCAACTCAAGGATTTAATTTCCGAACTTCAGGTGGGTCTCTTGAGATTAATACACGAGTATATAATAATACAGGAACTAGTTGTTTGTGTAACATACCAAATGGATTTTATTGGGTAAATCTTGATAATAACGCTCGAACTGCAACTTTAATAAGAATAGTAAACTGTGTAATTACACAAAGTTTAGATTGTTGTGTGAAACCAACAGTACAATCAGTTAGAATTGCTCAAAATCTATGGGTTTCTGAGGCCGCTTACCTAGCAAATGCACCAGGAGGATTCATAACGAATGCCGCAGGGTTGTCAAGCGCAGCACAGGCTTGTTCTCGATATAATAATGACATTGTTAATGGTGCTTATATTGACCCCATTAATGGTGCCGTTCTTGGATTATCTTATCCATTACCTTATGACCCTGTTTCATTTAGTGGGGCGGTGTTGAATCAAAGAAGGTGGTTTAACAATAGTCAGGGTAATGGATGTAGTTGTCCAAATCCAGGTAGTAGAACTGGTTTGGTTAATTACACAGACCCAACACAATTACCAACGCCAACTTCAGGTGCATGGTTTATAAGATGGACCCTATCAACCTTAGACGGTTCTTGTAATGTCACTGAACTTTCATACTGCGGTCCAATACCTGGTCCCACACCAACACAAACACAAACTCCGACTGTGACTCAAACCCCATCACAAACACCGAATCCAGTTTTGGAAATTGGAAACATACCTGGCACCAATCCTTTAGTCTTTAATTTAAGGACCATTGGAGGGTCATCAACGGGTACACTCGATTGGGGGGATGGTACTAATCAATCTGCAACTTGGGATGCTACCGGGACAGGAACAAATTTTCCTAAAACTTATGCAAACAATTCCTTTGTTGCAAAATTAAGTAACGTTTCAAATTTTGGGGCTTTAGGTGAAGTGCAGTTCACAAGAATTTCAAGTATAGGAGGACCTTTAATTTTCCAACAATCTAGTTTTCCTAACACAACTAAAATGACAATCAGTTCATCACGTTTAACAAATTTTAACATAAGTTTAGGGGCGTTTGATGAGCTTGAAATGATAAATTCAACGGCGGATGGTATTTTTACACCATTTTTGAACTTTAACCCATCTGATGGTTCTCTTTTAAAGTCAATTAAAATGACAAATATACCAATTCAAGTTTTCCAACCTAATTTGTCAACATTTACCTCATTAACCGCAATAACAATATCCTACACTAACAATAGTAGTACAAGCACCCTCCAACCAAATTTTCAGAGCGTAACATTAAATGGGCCGTCGTCTCTTAGAGATTTTAATTTAACCCTCGCCTCTGGACCTAATCAACCGGCAGGATTTACGTTTTCAATTTTAAATCCATTAAATTTAACAAGTTTAACAGGTTTAAATCTATCTAATTCGGCCCTTAGAGTCTTTGACGTAACCCTACCTAAATCACTTAGAATTTTGAACCTCGATAACACCACAGAAGGACCCGGGTCAGGTGCTAGAAATAGAATAACTAATTTTAATCCAACTATTCCAATAGATTCAGAACTAAGGGAACTTAACGTAGAGAGTAATGTAAATTTAAGCCAATTTACTTCACAAATTATAAATTGTTCACAATTAAGACGTGTGATATTGTCGGATAATGCTCTGACAACGTTTCCAATTTTCCCAAATAGTACAGAATATATTGAGTTCGATGGAAATGGACTTTCAGGACCATTCAACAATAATTTATTACCAACAAATATTAGAGAACTTTATCTACAACGAAGTGCTGTTAATCAATTTCGTACAAATCCAATTACTATTTTTACAAATAATTTTCCTAATTCTTTGCACACTTTAGATGTTTCAAGTAACAGCTCATTAACCCAAATTAATGTTCAAGGACTTGGGATGACATCATTAACTATCAGTAGTAATGTAGTATCTGTTTTTGATTTTAGTTTGTTTCCAGCTCTTAAAACTTTAACCAACCAAAGACAGACGGCAGGAACCAGCAGAGTTTTCAATAGATTTTTAAATCTTTCAACCCACTCAAATATAGAAACAATAACCTCGCTCCAAAATCAGTTTGGTGGGCTCTTTGTACAAATACAAAGAGTACAAATATTATCTAATGTTGCGACTCTAACTGCAACAACTGCACACAATTTTACTGCCGGTCAACAAGTTTCAGTGTTTATTAATCAAAATGGAACATATAATGGAACTTATACCATTATATCAACCCCTACTACAACTAGTTTTACTTATAATATAATAGCCGCTAACAATGGGCCGGCAAATGTAACTGCGGCAAGCACGTATGCGTCAGTCGGAGGAGGAGCAGATGCGGTTTGTTCTGGAAACTGGCCATCAAGTCTAAGAACTTTGAATCTTTCAAGCACTCATGGGACGACAAATGACGTTACGAACGCCAACAATTTTTTCTTTTCTAATTGGAATAAGTCTTTTATAACAGCAACTAATTTAAGAACACTAAATTTACAAAATTGTGGTATATCTCGAACTGGCGTTGATTTAATTATTTGTAGCATAAAAGACAGTGTGGTCGGCAATTTTGGAGTGAACCCTAGAACCGCTGGAACAATATCAATAAATAATACTATTGCGACTCCCACGGCAGCTCTTAACTCAGCTCCTAGCGGATTTATATCTATTACTAACAAAGTATTAAACGCTAACGTTGCAACATTAACAACTTCAGTTGCACATAATTTCTTAGCAGGACAAACTGTAGTTGTTAGTGGTGTTGATGCCATTTTTGATGGTACATATACAATAAATGCAGGGCCGGGTGCAAATACTTTTAGTTATAATAGAACAAACGGAAATATTGGCTCCGCAGCGGCTACAGGGCAAGCTATAACGACAAATAGTGGAACATTTTGTAGAAATATTTTGATTGCAGCTCCATATAACTGGACCGTAACTACTGCTTAACAAAACTAATTTTCCTAACTATTTATAATCTATACAAAACAGATTAATTTTTACTAATGGAAAATAACAAGTTAACAGTATGGCAAAGGTTATCCCAAGCGTTTGGTCCTAATTCACTTTTAGGTCAAGATTACCCTACATACAAGTACGATAAAAAAGAACTTCTCCGTACAACCTCAAAACAAGAGTATAATAGAGAAAAACTACAGGCTCAACAAAATTATTATCTTGCAAATCAGTGGTCAAAGATTGAGCATAATCTATATACTCAAGCAACATATTACGAACCAACAAGATTATCTTCATTTTATGATTATGAATCTATGGAGTTTACTCCTGAAATTGGAGCAGCTTTAGATATATACGCTGAAGAATCTACAACTATTAATCAAGATGGATTTATGCTTCAGATTTATTCTGAATCAAGAAGAATTAAATCAATACTTGCAGACCTATTCAATAATAGTTTAGATATTAATACCAACCTTCCAATGTGGACAAGAAACACTTGCAAGTACGGTGATAATTTTGTGTTTCTTAAACTTGACCCCGAAAAAGGAATTATAGGATGTATGCAACTTCCAATTGTTGAAATTGAAAGATTGGAAGCAGGAATGGGGGGTAAATCTGCCGAACCTGAAACTAATCCAACAAAAAAACATACAAAGTTTAAGTGGAAACAAAAAGATTTAGAGTTTAATACTTGGGAAATAGCTCACTTTAGACTACTAGGAGACGATAGAAGACTTCCTTACGGTACATCTATGCTTGAAAAGGCAAGACGTATTTGGAAACAACTTTTACTGTCTGAAGATGCGATGTTAATTTATAGAACATCAAGAGCACCTGAGAGAAGAATATTTAAAGTATTTGTTGGAAATATGGATGACGCTGATGTTGAGCCATATATCCAAAGATTTGCAAACAAATTCAAGAGAGACCAAGTTGTTGACCATAAAACAGGAAATGTGGACATGAGATTTAATCAAATGGCTGTTGACCAAGATTATTTTGTCCCTGTTCGTGACCCAGCTCAAGCCTCTCCTATTGAAACTCTTGCAGGTGCTCAAAACCTATCAGAAATTGCTGATATTGAATATATACAAAAGAAACTTTTAACGGCATTACGTGTGCCGAAAGCATTTCTTGGATTTGAGGAGACTGTAGGAGACGGAAAAAATTTATCCCTACAAGATATTCGTTTTGCAAGAACTATAAATCGTATTCAAAAGAATATGATTCAAGAATTGAATAAAATTGCAATCATTCACTTGTTTGTATTAGGATTCGAAGAAGAGGTTGGAAACTTTACTTTGTCTCTAACTAATCCATCTACTCAAGCTGACCTTTTACGAATCGACGTTTGGAAAGAAAAGGTTTTACTATATAAAGATATGGTTGCAGACCCTGGTTCAGGAATTGCTGCAGTTTCTCAGTCTTGGGCTAAGAAACATATTTTAGGATTTTCTGATGAAGAAATTAAACTTGACCTACAACAACAGCGTATTGAAAAAGCGGTTGGTGAAGAACTCAAGAAAACTGCTGAGGTTATTACTCATACAGGATTATTTGATAATTTGGATAAACTATATGGTAAGAAGGAAGGTGAACCTGCTGGTACTCCTACAGAAGGAGGAGCACCTCCTGAGGAAGGTGGAGGAGGAATGATGTCTGAACCACCTGGTGAATTGCCAGCACCTCCAGCACCTGGTCCCGAACCAGGAGGTGAGGCCGGAGTAACTCCAGAGTCGTTAGAAAGAGATATGAATATCCTACTTGAGAGTAATATGTTTGGAGACAATGAAATGATTGATTTATCTAAAGCAAAAAAATCTTTAGGTGAAATGGAACAAAAACTAAACAGCTTACTAAAAGATTGATATTTATACAGAAAACACTAATATGAAATTCGGTATAATTAAAACTTTAGTAGAGAATAAATTAGTTAAATCATTTGTCGACAAAAAATTAGACAAGGATATGAAATTCTTCAAGAACGAACTATTGGAGAATAAATCTTTTAAAAGACTATATTTTATTTATGATACATTAAAAGAAAATAAATCTTTGGATAAAGAAATTGCCGAATATATGGTGGATGATTTATCAAAAGAGGTTAAGTCAATTGAACTTACTGAGAATTTTACAAATAAAATTTTGAAGTGGACAAAAGGTATAATTAAAGAAAATAACTACACTACAATTGATGATTTATTTTACGGTAATGAATTACACCCTGAGAGAAAATCAATGGCTAAAAAGAATATTGTAGAATCCCTTATGAAAAAACCAACCATAAAGGAATCTAAAAAAGTAGTTCCGATAAGTACAATGTTGAAAATTGCAAATAACAATATTGAAAAGACTCTATCTGAACTTAACGAATCTGATAGAGAAGAGGTAATCTCTTCTTTGAAAAAGAAACCAACAAAAGAAGAGTTTGAGACAATTAAAGAATCGACAATTCAAAAATTAGAAAAACTAATTTCAGAATCAGATGAAGAAATTAAACAAACTTTACTTGAAACAAAGAATAAAATACAATCAACAAAATTTGATAAAAAAGAATTTATCAAACTCGAACAATTACACAAAGGTTTAATTGTCTGAGTATTTCTTTTGTTTGTAAATTGCATCTTTCTTAATCTGACGTTTTACGTCAGATTTTTTTTTGTATGTTTTTCTATCTTGTAATTGTGAAACAAGTTTTGTTTTAATTGCTTTAGATTTAAATTGTTTAAGAGCACCCTCAACATTACCCTTTTTAACTTCAATAATTAACATTTTGACTATTGGTTTTTTTTTATTAAATTTAATATATAAATAAACGGATATTATGCAAAGTTAAATGAAAAAAGGGAAATCTTGTGTGCTGAAGGGATATAAAAATTTTAAAACTTCTTATGGAACGGTAGATTCAAAAAATTTAAAGTCAATATACATAAACATACAGTCTTGGGTAGAGCCAAAAAAATCTTTAGAAAATTGGGGTAGAGAGGTATCCTGTTTGAATAGGTTAATTAAACAACTTCTTTTAGAGATATCAGATAAATTTATTTTTCACAGTAAATTCATTGTTGATTTAGATTTAAGGACAAGTGGGATAACATTAGGAAAAAGGTCTTTTATGAATTTGGAAATGACCTTTTACATTAAAACGGAAATTGATTTTAAATCAATTAAATTAAAGAATGAGATAAAAAGAATTATATCTTATGTAGAAAAAGATATATTCCAACAATCTGAATTATTCGATTTTCATTTAACAAAAAATGACAAAGAAAAAAATTTGGTTGTAGTTTAATATTTATAAAGAAAATATTAAATGCAAAACTTACGAATTTTAGGACCGACAGAGTCAGGTAGAGGAATTCTTATCGAGTATGATGCAGGTTATGTATCACCTACTGAATTCTCTAATGATAGAGTAATAAAAGAAAATTTTAATACTACAGACCACTCTAAGCCATTTGAAT